AACGTATACTAGATAGCAGTTTTTTCAATCCAATTATTAAATATTGCTGTACTTACTGCTTCATTATGTCTTTGAGCAACTAATGTAGGATATATTGAAATCCAATGCCTACTAACAATATTTTTACTAACCATATAAGCCATATCAATTGGATGCATTTTGAACTTAACAGTACCATCTGGGTATAGATATGTTTGTACTGTTCCATGCAAATGTCTTGCTTCTATTTCTTCGATAGCACGTTTCTTGTAATTATCTTTGTCATCATTAACATCTGCATTACGTTGTAATGACCATTTGTTATCTTCTCTAATCCATTGGCTAGTTACTGCATATATTCTATGATGACAAATCATATCAATTAAAATAACACCATTAGGTACTTCTTTGTCTTGATAATCTTCTAACTTAAATTTAGGATATTTTTTAGCCTGTTGTAATTGTACACCATCTCTATCCCATGCAATAGAATCAAAGCCTCCATTGAAGCCTTCATCAAGTAATGGGATATCAGTTACAATACTTGTATCGTATTGAGGAACAAAATCTTCTGTTAGTTTTACACCAAATGTAAGTGTTCTTTCAAACAAAGGAAAAAATCTTGTTGCAACTTCACTTGGATTGATAAAAACAAAATCCATATATTATTTCTCCGAGAAGTGTGTAGCCAGCAATGCCCCTACAAATCTTGTTACTTTAGACTTAACTAAATCTGAATTCATCATAACTTCAAAATCAACTATACGATCTAAACACTCTTGTAATTGTTTAATCTCTAATATATCGTTACTATGCTTTATACCAGTTAATTCATCTTGACGGAAAACAATCTGCTGTCCATCGTCAAGGTAAACTCGAATGTAATCTATGTATTCGACTGGTACTTGATCAACTTGTATTTCTCGTAACATTTCTTCAAAGCTACGATCTTTCTTACGAATACTCATTAAAATCTACTTTTCCTAATTTAGATGTTTTCCGCTACCTTAGCCTTCTTTGGCCTACCTCTTCTAGGCTTAACGGACGCTTCTGCAACTTCACCTACTGTAGGAGCTTCTACAGTGGATAAATCTACCGGTGTACCAACTGGAACTAGTTCTTCTGCTTCTGCTAATAAACGTTTTGCTTCAGCTTGAAATGTTTTTGCTTGGTTACGAAGTTTGTTTGCAATAGCACTATCATCTAAAACTCCTGGATTTCCACCTGGTGTTGTTGAGTCATTAGCAATGTCAGCTGAACGTGTAGCTACTCCTCCTTTGCCAGGAATGCCTGGTTTTGGACGGTTAATTTGCTTTAACTCTTTATTTAGATCTTGTAAATTAATTTTATTACCTGGCGATGGTACCATAACAATATGCTTAGTAGGAACTTTAGTTAACCATCCTTTAGCATGAATTGTTGATAACATGTCTGTGCCATCATTAAACTTTTGTCTATGTAAAAAGTCGCCAATGTCATTAGCATCTTGCCCAGAAACACTTTCAACTGCTTTAATAAGATCTGCTTGATGTAGTTCTGGTAAGTCTGTTGTTCTAACAATCAAACAGTTTTCAGAATCATTTGGAACCTCACGGAATACAACTACTACTGGAGCGCCTTTTCCGTCTTGTCCAACGTGCTTAATAAATCTAGCCATGATATACTCCTAGCTTCCATTCTCGTCGGTAACTTCTGCAACTGGCTCTGCATTTACAGGTTCTACATTTACACCTTCTCCGATGTTATCTGTTGTAGCTTCTTTTTGTGCGGCAACTTGTGGTTCTGTTGCTTTAATAAAGCCGGTAACTCTTTCCCATACTTCGCCAATAACTTTAAATTCGTTTGGACGGTATGCACCCCTATTAGCACCAATTTCGATTGCACCGCATACAACTTTTAAATCTTCTAAATTAAGTCCGGTATTAGCAGGGCCCTTTGGAGCTTCTGCTACTGGTGTTGCGGTCTCTTCGATAGGTTGTTCTTCAGCCATTTTAAATATTCTCCTAAATTAAAATTTATTGAGCATCTTCTATTTGCTCACTGATACTTATAGCCATTTTAAGTACGGTGTGTAACCATTTAGAATCCGTTTGGAACCAATACATAATGTATTAGTAATACAATACCCAATGATGCTCCTAAACCTACCATCATCTTCATAAAATCTCTTCCTACTATAGGAAACACATTTTTTAATCTGTATGATCCGTTGCTTAGTGTTCCTATTGCAAGTTCACGTCCACATAGTATTCCAACAAATACCCATGTCGTTGACATTGGAATATTGTTTAGTTCTTTAAAGAAAAGTAAACATACAAAGTAAGCGGCATTAATAATTGTTGCACTTCTAACGTATCTAGTATGTTGTTTCTCTAATACAATCTGTTGAATCTTACCGCCACCTTCTCGGAACATAAACCCAAGACCTATAATAAACACTAGGCTAACTAGTACCATCATATCCCATGGAACTTGGCGTGGTAGAAATACTGCTATGTTTGCAATATCATGTGCTAGCCAAGTCCACCATAAGAAACCAGCAGTTATCCATTGTGCTACTCTCCAATAAGGTTTACGTGATTCTGTTACGGGATTATTACGTTCATCTAACCATTTTGCAATTAGTATCCATAATACATATGCAAATACTGCGGCAACTGCATATCCCATTATGCTTTTTACTAGCATCTTCTCTAATACAAATGTACTTGCAAATGCACTTAAAACTAAAAAAGACGTACTAACTGGTACGCCTATTCTTGTTAGTAATAACAGTACAAGTGGAGCCATTGCATGATACCATTTAACTTCCTGGAATGGTATTTTATCTAATCTACCATAACTAATATCACCACCATTTACAGTCCAACCATACCAAAGTGCCCAAAGTAAAACTGCACTAGCAGAGCACCACATAGTTGTCCAATGGAATCTTTGATTGTTACTTGCAATCCAAGTACCTAGTGTTTGTACACTATCGTTTGCTATAACACTATAGCCTGCAAATAGAAAGCCCAATGCCATCCATAACGTTAATTGATCCAATTTAAACTCCTACCTTTATGCCCTTGCTGGCATATAGTTTGCAGTAATACCAAATGGAGCCTTAATATTTTCGTTTCCGTGTACTACAAATAATGTATCACAGTAGTTCTCATCTCCCCATGATCCCCAAGGGTAACCATCAGTTAGAACTACTAGTTGATGTGGTGTAACATCGTTGTATTTAAGCCACTCCCATATACAATCAAAATCCGTTCCGCCACCACCTTGTATTGCATACTCGGACATATCACGACCATCATCTTGTGTAAAATTATCTTCGTTGTATACTTGTGTATCAAAAGTAAGAATCTTAACATTATAAGAATCAAATTGATCTAAAGATCCTTGTACAATACCTAAGAAGTCTGATAGTGTGCTATCCCAAATACTACCTGAAGCATCAAGTGCAATAACAACGTCTAACTGCTCACCTGGCAAATTACCAGGAAGTACTGCACCAGTGTGCCATCCTTTTCTATTAGGACGCATCCAAGTATAATCTGACTTTAATGAACTACTAAATTGTATTTGGAAAAGTTCACGAAGATCTAATACAGGCTCGGTAATTTGTTTAACTAAACGTTTTACTTCACCTGGAACGTTATCTGCACCTGCTTTATTAACTGCATCAATAACTGCTTCTTTCCACTCATTCCTCATAGCTTTCTTTTCTTCAGAAGAGAGCTTCTTAAATTTAGGCTTAGAGCCTCCAGGTTGACCTCCTGCACCAGGACCTTCTTTTTCGTCACCATCACCATCTAAGTCTAAATGCTCATCTAATGTATTTTGCACTTCTGCATTTCTATCAACTAGTTTATCATATACTTCATCAGCAGTATGATTTTCGTATTGACGATCAACTAGGATAGGAACAGTAGTAATTGTACGACCAACACTCTCACGAACAAGCATATTATTAATAATATAATCACCTGCCATATTCCATAGTCCAGGTTCTCTATTACCACGTCTTGTCATATGTTCGTAAATGATGTGTCCAACTTCATGTGCAAAACCAAATACACATTCTTGATCATCTAATTTTAATACAAATTCTGAATTATAATAAAACTTACGACCGTCTGTAGCAATAGTCTGGCACCAAGGTGCTTCTTCTAAAACAAGCCTTGCTGACAAAGGTCCCCAAAATGGGTACTTTAGTAGCATAGTTATTCTTGCTTTAATTAACTTATTTTTTGCTTGTTTTGCAATATCTGTGGTCATGTGTGGCTCCATTTCCTTATTATATATATACTATAGCATCTATATTTACTATAGTCAACCTATTTCTAGCATTATTTTAAAGAATATTGCTAGAATTGTATGCAGTATTAATAACTCCAACTTTCTTTAGGTTTTTATCTATTATTAGCATCTGTCCGTTATCTGCTTTAAATCCTGGAAATACAGACTTCATTACTTTAAAGTGTGTAAAAACAAATAAGTTTCCTTTACCATTCCAGTTTTTAATTACTTCTCTGATCTTAATAATCTTATCTTTCTTCTTCCAGTTCTTTGCTTGAAACAATGCATCTTTTTGAAATTCTAATCCAGCTAATTTGGCTGTTTTCCAGCATCTACAAATAGGACTTGCTAGTGCTTTTTCAACTGCAATGTTATTTGTTTTAAGAAACTTACCAAACTCTTTTGCTTGCTTAATACCCTCTGAAAGTAAATTCCTTTGTTTTTCACAAACCTTATTACCATCGTAACCTTTACTATTGTTACCTTCTACTTTAGGAGCATATGTGTGTCTTACAAATACAACCATTCCACCTTTTTGCAAAGACTTAATTGCTTGTTCTTTATTGAACTCTTTTTCAAATTTAGGCTTTGCGTCTGCAGGTGTTAAGATAGTTATTGTTATCATAACTGCAAATAATGTTACTAGTAATATTATTATTCTTTTATACATAGTGGCTCTCCGCTCTTATTAGTTTTCTTATTATGTATATACTATACAACAGAAAGGACCAATAGTCAACCTTTTTTTTAATGTCCTCTAATTTGTCCGTCTCTGTTATGATAAACAGGTTCTATTGTATCTGGTTTAGATAAATCCCATAACATAGCATCTTCTTCTTTTCTAAACCATATAGTAAGTTTAGTATAATCATAATCTAATTGTTTTAAATTATTATCTTTACACCAGACTTTTAACTTCCATCTAGGTATGTGTTCAGTAGGTCGGTTGGACCAACCCTTTCGTTGTTCGCGGAGCCACTCGCTAACTTCCGAAGATTCAGGGGGTTGATCCAACCATATTGTACGAGCATCTGGACCATATAACTTATCTGATATGGCCCAGTCTCGAATCCTTTTAGTCATCTGTTAGCAAGCTCGCATAACGTTTAAAAAACTCCGGGAAGTTTGTCATCTTCTTACGATCAAAAATCACCTTGTAGTTTTTAAGAACAGTATGGGCACCCATAATAACCATTTCAGGTTCAAAGTTTTCCATACAAAAGCCTAACCAATTATCAGCGGCTTTATTAAAGTCCTCACTCTTACCAGAACGTTTAGCATCTTGATACTTTGTTCTAAGCTCATAGCATAATGAAACAACTAATGCATATGTAGCAGACACTTCCTTAGAAGCAAACTTAGTAACTTTACCACTTAGCACTTCTGCTGGATCCGGAAGATCTGCGGCATGCTTTCTGTGAGACATAAACTTAATAGCAATACCTTCACTTACAAGTCCTGATACCATATCAGTATTAGCACTTTCTGACATTGTATCATCTAACATGTCAGATACAAAAGCCCAGGTACGCGGAGTAGCAAAAGCTCTATCGTGCATTGTAGGATCAAAGTTAAAAAGGTCTCCCTTAAACTGCTTCAAGTATCCAACAACTTGAGGATGGATAGCATTTTCAATTGCCCACAATTCCCAATCATCAAAATCAACTCTCAACTCAATATGCAAGAATCTATTTGCTAACGGACTAGGCATTCTATAAGTAACACCTTTATCACCAAGTCTATTACCTGCGGCAATAATTACAACGTTATCTGGCAAATGATAAGAACCAACTTTACGATTCAACACTAACTGATAAGCCGCGGCTTGTACTGCTGGAGGAGCACTATTAAGCTCGTCTAAGAAAAGAAAAATAATTTCATATTCTTTTGCAGTTTCTGCATTAGGCAATTCTGCTGGAGGTGCCCATTTCATAGTGTTGTCGTTTGAGGAGTAATATGGAACACCTTTAATATCTGTAGGATCCATAAGTGCCATTCTCATATCAATAACAAGACTGTTATCAAATTCGTTAGCAACTTGATCAACCATATCCGATTTACCAGAACCGGGAGGTCCCCAAATAAACACTGGACGTTTCTTATTAACTGCTTTACGGATAATTGGCTTACACTCACTAATTTTTAGAGTGTTTGGCTCATTTACTTTTTGCTCTGCTTGTCCCATTGTGTGGCTCCTTTTATGGGTTAGTTTTATATTATATTACTACTATAGACGAACTAAGCAGTAATGTCAACCTCTTTCTGCATTATTTCTGAATTAATTTGAGGACTGACTGCTTGAACAAATGTACTAGCAAGGATTTCTTCTTTGTTCATACGGTTTGGAAGTTCCATAAACTTAACATCAGTCATACCATTTCGAAGTAACGTTTGAGTACGTCTCTTATCATTTGTAAACCTTAGTTTACCTCGACCCTTCTTATTAACTGCATAACCAACAAATTTAAATGTTTCACCCCTAGCAACTTCGTTAATTGCCGCTTCAAGAACTTCATTTGTAACAATATCAGACACTCTAATCTCCTTAAACTCTGTTAGCAACAACGCCATTCGTTACTGCATTATGTTTATAATATAACACAAAGGTCCTATATAGTCAACCTTTTTCTGGTTCTTTTTTAAACTTTTTTTGGTTTTGTAATGATTACAATGACTTAGCCAAGAAAAAACCTGTATACTATAACATATACAGGTTCTTTTAACTCGCCAAAACTAGGAGATATAAAAAAAGCCCCCTTATAAAAGCGGACTTGTTACTACTCTTTGCCTTCTTCTTTAGGTGCATCGATATCCATTGGAGGCATATCATCACCTGAAATACTATCATGCTCTAATGTGTCATATTCCCATGTGTACTCGTTTGACCAATCTGGCTCTTCTGAATAATCCCATTCAGATGTTTCACAGTCATAGCAGTAGTCAGTTGCGGCATTACCGAACATATCATGCTCATCCCATTCCCATTGTGATGGCTCCATCCAAACTTGGCATGGGGCGTCCCAATAAGCTTCGTCACCAAAACCTTCAGGCTTGGCGTGTGTTGGTGTATCTGGGTGCATATAATCACCCTCACATGGTCCATGGAAGTTCATATCATACTCTTCAATATCATGTGGGATCTCTGACAATTTCATTGTTAGCTCATTTAACTGATTGCTAATATTCCAGATCATGTCATAGATTTCTATTCTTGGGTCAATCATTTTTTTATCTCCTAAAATAAATTTATTACGGTTCTGTACCGTAACACCTATATTTAGTGAGTATTGTAGAAGTTACCGCTATACGGGTCTAGAAATTTGCGAGGTTACGAACGGTTTTTAGCACCTTAGATAGTAAGGGAAAGTTATAACTTGCTTTCTCTAACAGTTCGTTATTTGGTCTAGTTGATAAAGAAGACTGCATAAAAGCAATTTGGCCCATTTCGCTATAGTATGTATTGCTAGGCCATTTAGGTTTTTTAATATCCCAGGCATCTATAAACAAACATTCTTCACCAATAGCTCGGAGGATCGGTTGTCTGGTTCTACCCCTAGGAACAGAACGTGCTTCTAGTATTTTAATAGCAACAGATTCGCTACCTATATCGCTACGTTCAATGGTTCTTGCGATTGTGAAAACTAGGAAATGTTCAATTTCTGGATCTAAGTATACAGGAGTAACCGAAGTCGCTTCTGTAACCAATTCCCAACCAGCCTTGATATAGGGGTTCCAGTCTTTCATATATGTATTTACCTAAAATCTACCCTGCCCTAACGTACTTAAACTATTAAGCCATAGTACAATATCGTTGTTTACAAGCCGTACCTCTATATTATCAGCTTCTCCAAATAGCCTCAAATACCCTGCACCAATATAATAAGGCCAATCGCAATGATTTTGCAATCCAATTAAATGTCCAGCAGTTAAACGAAATCCTGTAGGTAATTGATGTGAATAGTTTGTAAAGTCTTTCCGCATTAAAGCCCAGCCAAAACTTGTTAGCCTTAATCCCTTTTCCTTACCCGGTGCATAGTTTTTGAACATACTATATGGAGTCACTTCTGTAGTTTCCCATAAGCCTTGTCTAGGGTTCATATTTAGATAGTGTGCTACTAGTTTATTTGCTAGACCCATGCTCTACGATCTTTCTGCCATTTTTCAATTCTACAACAGAAAAGTCGTTAGTTCTAAATAATTTATTCAATCTATCTGCTAAATTAAAAGCATGTCCTGGATTACTAAAGGATACTTTTTTATACTTTGGTCCAGGATAAGATACAAGTGAATTTAGTGTTCTCAAGTTAATAGGTTTGTCTTTAAAGAAGACAGCATAAATTGCATCTGCTCCAAGAACCTCCTCTGACTTGTAAGTAGTTGGGTCTGTATGTGTTAGTATTACTGTTGGTTTAGGTCTGCTCATAGTTTATCCTCTAACAGTATTTATCATCTTAATACCGTTAAAACTATTTATAACCTAACCATATACGGAACTTAACCATTCTGAATGATGTTGTGCTTGATCTACTGCCTTTTGCATATCATGTTTACCACAAAACTTCATAAAATGTATACCAACACCACTTTTTGGAGGTACTTGTACTGCTTCTGCAATAGTAGTATCTAGTTCCTTCTTAATGTTATCAGGTTGTGCATGTAAGTCAATAATACTAACGTTACGTTCGTAATCATCTCTAACTAAGTGTTCTGTACCTTCATGATCAGTCCAACGTTGTAGCATTAAGTTATTCCACATAAATCCTTTGTTGTCTCTATCTGCAAATGCCTCAATGAGACCAACTTTGTTTTTAGTACCTTTAGTACGGACACCAGGGTATGCACTAAAGATGTTATCTGATGTATCACCTCGCATGCACTTCTCAAATAACATAAAGTCAGGCTGAGGAGCCGCTTTTACTTCTTTTGTTTTCTTATCTTTAACTGGCTTGCCTCTATCATCAAAGTATCCGGTAATAG